TTGCAGTGTTTCCAACAGGCCCATGCCTTGGAAATCTGCTTCATTTTGTATTTGTTTGATTGCTGTTTCGATCTTCATTGCTGGCTCCTTTTTGCTTTGTATGCCATTATTATAGCATTTTGGGAATTATCGGTCAACCAAAAAGTAGTACTACAAAAGTATTACTTAATGAAGTTTTCAAAGAAACGGGTGTTGATCTCGTCCATTTCTGCCTGCTCCACATAGAAGTCAGTAGTAGGATCGTAGTACTGGCCCTCTTTGTTGTCATAATACAACACACGACCACTGAAATTGAACGGGCCTTCCAGTCCTGCACGAGCACTGTATTTGTTGCGCATCACGTCTATGGTGTCAACCACACGATATCCCATTGCTGGCTCCTGTTTGCTTTGTATGCCACTAGTATAGCACGATGGGAATTTCTGGTCAAGTACTACCAAAGTACTACACTATTGCCAGTGCATTGCTATCACAGGATCCTTCAGGCATTCGTGTGGTTTGGGCTTTCCGTGAAATACCAAGATGCTGGTCTCGTCGCCTACTATGGTGGGTGCGCCGGGCTTTCGTGGCTGTCGTCGAACAAAGTCGTAGCCGCCCTCGCTGGTTTGCCAACGCCAACTTTGCAGTTGACTTTGTTCAAAGTTTCTGCGTTGATTGTGATCAATCACTGCACCAATGTAGTCTTGATCGCCATGATACTTTTTTACTGTTTGTGCAATATCCAATTTTTCAAAATCAGTCCACACATGGGAAAACTTTTCAACGTTCCACCACATCACACTGCTGTTTATTCCTGAATGGGACGATTTTTGCAAATATCTAAAATCTCTAATGCACCAAAAACAATCAGTGCTCAATTGTGTGATCCAGGAAATATTGTTTATTATCACACAGTCAAGATCAAAGTACAACATGTTGCTTTGGTGATGTTCAGCGTTGAACAACTGCATCTTGTACCACCAAGATCTTTTTGGTCCTGATATTCCTGGCCAATCCATCAAACAATGTTTGATCATGTGAGGTGGTACTGAACGATCGTGTTCGGTGTACACATGAAAACGTATGCCTTGTGGCAAATGTCGGGTCAGCATGTTGTACAGTCGTTCCACATAGATCCAGTCGTAACCAGTGCCGTGTATTACGCAAGCACAATCAATTATGCCGTCAGTGCGGGCTCTATTCTTTTTAGCCATAATCCTTGTCTTAGTTCTTGCACAGTGTATTCAGTATGACAAATCTGCGCCAACCATAATTCTCTGTCCACATCATAAGGTTGTTCAATGTCAGCATAACCCACAGCCACAGGGTATGCTAGGCTGCTGTGCGATACAATGGGTCTGCAACCTGCAATGCCTGCTTGTATGCCTGGTCCCGAATTGTGATTTACCACAGCATGGCAATTGAAATGCATGTCAAAACTGTCGTAAGTGTGTGCTATGGGCCTTGCAACTTCCATTGTGGTTCCAGCAGGTAATCGTGACAATTGCAATGAGCTTCGTGGATGTGCTCGTATGCGTATGGGACGGTCAGTGGAGTTTCGTAACAGTTGAACTTGCATCAACACCCATTGTTCCATGCTGCCTATGCCAGCAACCTGTAAACTGTTTCTGTGCTGTGCAGCAATAATAATTTCTGGTCCAGGATTGACTTGAGCGGCCAAACTTATTTGCAATTTCTTAGGACGATCCAGATCCAGATGTGACTCATGTCCATAGTAACCATCCCTAGTGATGTGATTCACTGCCAGTTTCCAAGTCTGCCCACGATACAACGCACCAATATCTATCACAATAACTGGCTTTCCTTGACTGCGATAGTGTTTGTATACCTCCTGGTTGGGCTTCATTCTGCCGTTCCATAACACTGACCAAATTACTGCGGCATCTGCAGTCATTGAGTTCTCTTGAGTTTGTATGCCTGCGGCTTGACAACAGTCCAAGAAAGCACTCATCACCGTTGGTGAATTCTTGGCGCACTGCGCAGGAAAATAGGCTATGGTTTTGATCACTGTAAATACACTTATGAAATACACTGTAGTTACCACTTTTAATACCAATGGCTACGAGAAATACGGTCGGCGCATGATTGAAACTTTTTTGCAAACATGGCCCCAGGAAGTAACTCTTGTGGTTTATGCTGAAGACTGTGCTGTTGACAAAACAGCACCCAATCTTGTTGTGCGTGATATCAATGTTGTGTCTGATCTCACGGCATTCAAACAAAAATGGCAAGGTGTGCCCAAAGCCAATGGAGATATTTCAAACGATCCTGTTCGTAGTCAGAGAAAAGACTCTGACAAAGGATTCAAATGGAATGCCATTAGATTTGCCCATAAAACATACAGCATTTTTCATTGTGCTCAAAATGTTAGCACAGATGTGCTGATATGGATGGATGCTGATACTGTGTGTCATAGCAAAATCACTGTGGAAGACCTAGACAGACTGTGTCAGCCACAGTATGAGTTGTGTTTCTTAGGACGTCGTAAAAAGTTCAGTGAGTGTGGGCTTTACTCCATGCGACTGGGCACCAAAGGTATCAAACGGTTTCTTCGAGAATTTCAACGCATGTATGATGACGCAAACAATGGTATTTTTTTGCTGGATGAGTGGCATGACAGTTTTGTGTTTGATGCAGTAAGAAAAAACATTCCCGGGTTGGCCGAATTTAATTGGGCTGCCAAGTTAGGTGATCTTAGACCCAGTAAACTCAACAGCCCCGGCGAAGGGCATCCGTTGATCAATTCAGATTGGGGTGCTTATCTAGATCATTTGAAAGGTGCTAGAAAAGATCTAAAACGTAGCAAACGCGAAGATCTCAAAGTTCCAAGAACCGAGGCATACTGGCAATGAACTGGATTTATCTCAGTAAAAATGGTGATGACGAATACATTGATATGTATGCTCATGGGCTTGGGGTAGAGTCCACACCACTGGAGTCATGGCGTTATGAAGACAGCACCGATCCACTCATGCTACGTGGCATAATGAAACACAAAATCATCAAACAGTGTTGGGCAGATGGTCGTCCATTTAGGTACATGGACTCAGGATACTTGGGAAATCGTCCCGGTGCACCGGGTAATCGGCATGGTTGGAAGATATGGCATCGTGTTGTGCCTAACAATTTACAACATGACACAGTGATTCCTCGTCCCGGTGATAGATGGAATCAACTAGGCCTTGAAATATCTAATCGTCGTCGTGGCAGTTCAATATTAATTGTTGCCCCTGACGAAAAACCTTGTAAATTTTATGACATAGAATTAGACCCATGGCTGGACCAAACTGTTGCCACTATAAAACAACACACAGACAGACCCATTGTGATTCGTCAGCGCACACGCAGTCGCAATGAACGCAAAACAAATCGCCTGGAACATTCACTGTTGGATGTTCATGCTGTTGTGACCTTTAACTCAATTGCAGCCACAGAATCAGTGCTGGCTGGTGTGCCGGTGTTTGTGCTGGCACCATGCAATGCAGCTCGGCCCGTGGCCAATTTAGATTTAACCAAAATTGAAACTCCTTGGTTTCCTGATCGAACTCAAATACAAGCCTGGGCCAATCATTTGGCCTATGGGCAGTTTCATATTGATGAATTCAAAAATGGCTCAGCCGAGCGCATACTCAACCAAACTGAGGAGATGTTAAATGTATGAATATCAAGGATGGTGGTTTCCGGACACAGAAGATCATTTCCCAAAGATGATGAAGAAGAGCACAGATCGCGGTGGGCCTGCAGAATACCAGTATCAGGTACGTGATCGTAGTTTGACTTATGTCAAAAATTACAGCACAGCACTAGACATTGGTGCCAATGTGGGACTGTGGAGTCGCAGTTTGTGCAAACAATTCAATCAAGTTATAGCATTTGAACCAGTGCCTATGTTTCGAGAATGCCTGATCAAAAATGTTGTGAGTTCGCGATTGCAAGTCAAAGATTTTGCGCTGGGGGACCAACGCACAACTGCCACAATGATCATCACACAAGGAAATACTGGACACACGCACATTGACCCAGCCAGTCTTGGATCGGGCAATGTTGAAGTATACCGCCTGGATGATCTAGAACTAGACACAATAGATTACATAAAAATAGATTGCGAAGGCTACGAGTATAGAATATTGCAGGGTGCAGAACAAACTATAAAACAATGCCGGCCCGTTATTGTGGTAGAACAAAAACCACATGATGCCTACAGTGATCAGTACAGTCAACACGCTGCCATTGGCCTGTTGCAAAATTGGGGTATGATTCGGTTGGATCAAGTCAAAGATGATTGGATCATGGGATGGGCATAGAATGTTGAAAAAGATCAAGGATTTTAATGATTGACCATCTTGTTGAAGATCGAGATGGTTGGTGCTGGCCAAAAGAAGATGTTAACACATGGACATTTTTGCTCAAACATTTTGATTTGCCAACAAAGATATCTAACCATGTTCTAGAAAAGAAAGTAGTGGTACAAGCCGGCGGAAACTGCGGCCTGTATCCAAAGCAATACGGAAAACTTTTTGATACAGTTTATACTTTTGAACCTGATTGGTTAAACTTTTATTGTTTAGTAAGGAATTGTCCTGATGATAATATTATCAAAGCACAGGCTTGTCTTGGCAACAGTCCGGGCCTAGTTAAACTTGCAGTCAAGCACTGGAGCAGAGGAAAAAGTTTTATCAATGGTGAAGGCAGTTATCCTGTATACTTGATAGATAATTTAGGGCTTACTAATTGTAGTCTAATACATTTAGATA